GCTTCTCCAGGTGTGCCTCGCGCTCTGCCTGTTGCTCTCTAGCAATGCGTTGCTGCTCTGCACGAATCTGCTGGACCTGCTTTTCCTGCTGGGTTCGTTCTGCGACCTTCACTGCGTAAGCAATGGGGTCGGTTTCCTTCAAGCTCTCAATATCCTCGCCACGCATTTGTTGGCTCAGGAAGTTATCCATCGCCTGCAAACGCTGCGAGTACGCATCTCTCGCCTGCTTTGCTTGCTCGATTGCGGTCTTTTCTGCCTCTACTGCCTTCCGCTGCTCGGCAAGCTGATTAGTCTTTTTGTGGTAATCCGTACCCTTTTGGTAGCCTTCGATCAGTTCTTGGAGGGTCACCTCGCGTTCTTCGCCTGCTGCTTTGACGATAAAACGCTGTTCCTCCTCTTGAACTTCCTCTCCAGACTCCTCGGACTCAGATTCACTGGCAACAAGTTCTTGCTCGTCTGTCTGGTCTTGAACTTGCTCCTGCGGAGGTTCGCCACCATCCATCATCCCTAGAAACGCATTTGCTGCCTGTCCCACCGTCAAGCTAGTCCCTTGCGGGTTGCTGCTATCCATAAACTAACCTCAATTCAAAATATACGAAACCGTTTCTTGACCATCTCGCCTTCGGCGGCAATAGCCTCCAAACGGGCTTTTACCTGATTGACTGCGCGAATCGAGCTGTAAGCCTCTTCACGTTGGTCAATCTCATCAGGATTGCTTCGGATGATACGCTCGATGTTGTCTTTTTCCAACTCAGCAAAGACTTCTTGCAAAAACTCATCGCCCAGTAATGCCTTGGCTCGTTCCCATCGTTGCGTCATAACAGACTCTTCACTTTCTCTTTAGAAATCCTTGACTCGTTCAAGGCTTCTAGGAAATCTTCGCCGTACTTGTTGACAGCCTTCTTTCTGATGACAAACTCTCCGTACTGGAGCGCACCAAAACCATCGTCATCGTTGCTTGGGTTGGGTCCAAGCAGAGACTTAACCTTGCCGCCCTTTGCGCTACCTGTTTGCTGCGCTGCATCGTCTGCCGCTTGTTGCGCCTGCTGTGCTGCTTGTTGAGCTAACTGAGCGTCAGTCTTAGCCCAATCGTAGTTAGCGATAAGACCTGAGCGGTTAAACGGCCCAGGCTGAAACTGTTGTACCTGAGATACGTTTGCAGGAACACCAAACTCTAGGGTCATAGGGCGCAGGTTTGTGTACCCAGCCGCGCCAGATTGAAACTGGAATGGAACTTCAGGTGTTGGCGTTGTCTTGTAGAAGAAACCAGTAGTAGGGGCAGCAAGGCTTGTCTGTCCACCGCCCGTAGCAAACGGCACAAAGTTAGTCGCAGGAAGATTGTAGGCAGGCGGCAAGAAATCTTCTGGCCTGAAAGTTGGTGTCGTTGGTGTCGTTGGTGTCGTTGGTGTCGTTGGTGTCGTTGGTGTCGGTGTTGAGCCAAGCCCTAACGTAATCGCACTCTGTACGTCTGTCTCAGGTACACCCATTGCTCGCAGCATATCTGCTGTGACTTTGTTCTGGTTGTACCAATCGACCTTTTGTTGACCCGTGAAGGTAGACCAGCCGGAAGGAAGCGTCATACCCGTTGGAAGTTGCCAAGATGGAGCAGGAGCGGTAGTTGTACCGAGGCCTAGTTGTTTAGCGTAGTCAATATCTGCTTGAGGAACCTTGTAGTCCTTAAGCGTCTGCTCGGTAATCTTTTTGGCGTTAAACCAGTTAACCTTATCTTGTGCGGTGTAATAAGGCCATTCAGCAGGAAGTCCTAAACCTAACTGCGCTGCCATCAGCGTTACAGCGTCTTGTGATGCGTCTCTTGGTTGCTCAACGATTGTCGTTGTTGGCTGCTGTACGGTTGCAGTTGGTGTAAATGTAGGCGTAGGGGTCGGAGTAGGAGTCGGAGTCGGGGTTGGTGTTGGAGTCGGTATGCCAAGCAGATCAAAGTTTGCTTGTGTTGCGTTAGTTGGGTCTAACTCAGTAATCCTGGCCTTTATTTGATCTGGCGTAATACCTGCGGAAAGTAATGACTGAATGTATCCCTGCTTCGTCGCAAGGCTCGCACCAGAGTTCCAAGACAAACCAAATACGTTGTAAGTCGGAGCGGCAGGAGGAGGCGTGTATACGGGTTGTGTATACACGGGCTCTTGGTAAACAGGTTCCTGATAAACAGGTTCTTGGTAAACGGGCTCTTGATATACGGGTTCTGGCTGTGTGTAGACAGGTTCTTGTTGCACAGGCTGCGGAGGGCTGAATCCATTAGATAGCATCCAGGTAATGTCTGACTCTGGAACCCCAGCACCTACAAGTTCCTCGATAGTCGTTCTTGCCTCATTAAAGGCAGCGATCTTCTGCGAAGGTGTATAGCTCGCCCAGGCTGAGGTATAGACTGCTGATGGAATTGCCATGATTTACCCTGGTATCTCGATGTTGGAAGTAATACCCGCGCCGACCTTCATAGCCTTCATCTGAGCCTCGGCCTCGAACTCCATCTTCTTAAGCTCTAGCTCGGCTATGGCCTTCTCTCTTGCAAGCTGAATGTCTGCCATTGCTTTCTGACGCTTGATCTCGATGTCTGCTTGAGCCTGCGCCATCATCATCTGAACCGCAGGATCTGGACCTTGTTGTTGAGGTTGTGCAAGGGCTTGATCGACCTCTTGCGTGACAGGCTTGAAGAACTCAGCAGAATCCGCAAACCCTGCCGCTTCAACCAGTTTTCCAAGCGTTGCACGATATTGCGAGAGCGACACTAAAGGATTGTTTGGCCCCAGCATCTGGAGCATTTGCTCTTGTTTTGAGAGAACCATTGAGAGCATAGCCATTTTTTGCTCGATGTTGCCTGTCCCAAGACCCACATTCACTGAGACATCGTATTGGTTCGACCACTCTCTCGGATCGTACTGGACGTACTGCCCACGCATCCGAAGGATGACTGCCTTGTCCTGGTACTTGCATAAGAGGTGTAAGAGTCCTTTGAATAAGTCTTTTACACCCGTCTCTGCAAAGACGCGAGCGATAAGTTCGATCTTGCCTTGTGATGCTTGCGTGAGAGCCGCAATAGCCGCAGCAGTCACGTTCTGTAGGATGTTGGGGTCTAAGCCCTGGGAAGCCTCTGTGAGGCCTGTTCTCTTGGCTTGTACCTGGTCCAAGTATTCAAGAAGCGGAAAGGCTTGCTGGCCTACAGGAGGTGTTTGTATGGGAACCAAAGCACCAGGGTTCTTGAGCCTGATAACACCACCAGGTGTAACGCTTAAGAGGTCATCCAGGTTGACCTGACCTTCTACAGCACCCATACGGGTATTGTTCTGAAGGTACATATTGTCCAGCATCTGCCTCGTTACAGTAGTCTTGATAAGCTGGAGATCAACTGTACGATCAGCAGGGCAATCCCCAAAGAAGCGATGAGGGATCGGAATAGGACAGATAGAGTAAAACGGCACATAGTCGGTTTCTTCATTTGCGAGTATCTCGTTTCCAGAGAAGTAAACCTGCCTTAACTCCGCGATCCCGTCTCCGTCATAGTCTGTCTTTAGGTAGCACTCGAACACCTCAACCGTCTGCATCGACTTATCAAGACTAGGCTCCATGAAGGGCTGCTCGTCTCGGTTGTATCGAGCGATGTACTCAGCAGAGAACTCTAGATCGTTGTAAACCGGCAGGTTCATGATGATCTCGGCATCGAACCCCATCGCAATCAGGTCAGACCTCGTGATGAGTTTTCTATGCGCGACGAAAGGTGTGTCTCTTACGGTCTTGCCTGCCTTAGAGATCAAGAACTCCTCTGGAGGCACGTTCTCAACCTTAACCTTGCCTGCCTTGGTCTTTCTCATGAGAGCCACGTTATGGACACGCATGATCTGCCCGTCCATCTCTTGCTCTATCGTCTCTTGACCTGCGATCTCCATCGTTCCATCAGACAGAAGCATTGCAAGTTCATCGTCGGTCAGGTTCGCGTACTGCTCCTTCGTAACCGAAATGGAGTCATCCCAGTAAGCCTTGACGATCCCAACTTTCTGAAGGATCGCATCCTTGAACCAATCGTGCATGATCGCAATGCCTGGGTTCTGTTTCATCAGCACCCAGTTGCAGTATTCGGTAGCCTGCTCTGCTAATGGCTCATCGCCTGGGCCTACAGGCTCGAACACACCGATCTGATCCGCAGAGGTAAAGAGACGCATGAGAGGCGGCAGCATCCCGTCCACAGCCTCGGCAACCTCACCTGTGACAATCTGAGACCTGCCCTCGACCTCGTTGCCGTAGGGGTCTCGCATGTACGCGGTAAGTGCGTTCTTGCGTTGCTCGACGGTCTCTGTCTCTAAGAAACCAATGGCGTTGTCGATCTCGCCTTGTAGGATTGCTTTTAGCCGACCATCATCCATTTCAGACCACCCAAGATACGTTAGGTTTCAGAGGCTTGGACCAACTTGTTGTCTCATTCATTCCAACCGCTAAATACCGGAACGCGTCTGCTGCGTGAGACGCCCAATCGTGAAGAGGCTTATCCCAGTAAACTTGACGCTTATCATCGTATTGTCGCCGATAATTCCGCAGCGCGTCCACACCGCGCTTAGTCTTAGGGTCGAACCAACAGTAAGGAATAAGCCTTCTCACGGCCTGTATCCCATCGTCCACGCCCATCCTTGGCACGATTGTGATGTTTAACCCTGCCTCTTGTAGAAGTTCGAGCCTTGATCTACCTGAGCCTAATTCCCGTACTTGTACGTCATGCGGAAGTAACTGCTCTGCAAGCTCGTAGTTGTTTGTCCTGAGCCAGTTCACATACCAATCCAAGCCTTGCCCGTGGTTCTCAACGAAGTCGATAAGCCTTGTTTCTAAGCCTACCCTCTGGCAAACCCAGATAGCAGTAGAGTCGCCTATCCCTAAGTCCCAGGCGCAATAAGTCTTAGCTATCCCATCTCTTGGGATCTCTCCAAATCGCTCAGACGGTAACTCATTGAGAAGCTGTCCGTAGTAAGCACCTTCGATAGCTGAGTCGAAGGAACACTCAAACTCTTGCAGGTACTTGTCGTCTCCCATCTCTGACCTAGCGGCGTCGAGTTCAGATTGAGGGATAAGACCTGTTTCTGACGCTCTGAACTCAAGCATGGCCCAATCGTGATGCTCTGCTGCATGGTCTCTCAGGGTCTTGAAGTGATTTGCGCCTTTTGGGGTTCCAAGGAATAAGGCCCATCCCATCCTATCAGACAAGGCTGGACGAACCACCTCCGACCAGATACGCGGGTCTTGATCGCCAAATTCGTCGAACACAACGCCATCGAAATACTGTCCTCGCAGAGAGTCTGGGTTATCAGATCCTGCAAGCTGAATCCTTCTGTTCCAGAAATCAACCCGTAGCTCCGCAATATTGGCAGTGGCGTTAAGTGGTTGGGTAAATTTGAGGAGGTAATCCCAGATAACTCGCTTGGTCTGGGAATAGGTAGGCCCGATGTAAGCATATCTCGGAGCCTCCTTGTTGTTCTCTATCGCT